GGCCTCGCACCCTGCTTTTTGGTTCTCAAAGTCTAGCGTCACATCGTACTGTTCACAATGCCAAGTACCGTCCTCTTTGGCGGTGCTGTTGGCACAAGTACGGCAGTTAACTTCTTTTGTTAGCTTGGTCTTATGGCAAAATTCATGCGCCGCACAGAACCGGCACTCAAACCATGTCGAGTCAGTGCTCAGGGGTGGTGGCATACGCTCAGACTTGACCAGCCGGTGCCCGCGGTCAATTGCCTTTTGCGCCACAGCCTTGTCCAACTTTACCCGCTCGGTGTGGATGCGGTCATCGTCCTTGCACACTGCAACGTACAATGCCCTGTCTGCTTTAACCCCAGCCATATACATCTGCATCTGCACATAGTGCATGGGCTTAGACTTCTCAACACCATTCTTTTCTAGGTCATCAAATGATTTTTTAGCGTGTGTTTTGATCTCCAACACATGGCGCGCTTTGGGCGCTTCGGGCACACCATGCTCAATGATCCCGTCAATGCTTCCAGACACATGGCATCCAAAGTCTACTCTTGCCTGATTTGTGCCTGTCTTTTGCACATTCAGTCCAATAGCTCGCAAGTCTGACACGACCTGTACCTCTTCATTCTGACCACGCCTAAACAGGCGCAGAATACGCCCTGGGAACTGCTCTACCACAGCCATCCTAAACGACAGCCACAGCCACCGGTCGCAGAAGTGGCCCAGTATGCTAGCACCCATGTGGGGGCGGGGCTCGCCTTGAATTGACTCATGGTGCTTGTCGATTAGGGCTTGAATCGTGTGTTCTGATTCCGGTATAATCACAATACTCTCCTTAGTTTTATGCCCCCAACCGTGAGGTCAGGGGCATTTTTTTAATCTGTTGTGTAAACTTCACAAGATTCCGAACAACCACCGTCTTGGTATAAATCCAACTGCTGAGGTGCGCGTCGATCCTCATCTGCACTTTTAATTGCCATCTCGCGCAACATCTTGACCGACGTGTATCCTCTAAAAAACACGCGATCAGGAGCGTCGTCATACTTTGCAAATTCAGCACCTACCCTTGGGTACTGTTTTTCCATCCGCTCAAAAAAATCAAATTGCGATGGATCTTCGTTGTGCAACATAATTAATTTGTTAAAACTTTTTTTCCAGCAAGTTTTGCAATTTCCTTGGTGCTCAAGCAATTGCAAATCAAATGCCTGGTCGTCCCAATAATCAAGCACGTCTTGTTTATCAGTCGGGAACCAGTGGACTAATGGATACACAATTTGCCTATCGACAGCATCTTTTACGCGACGGATTTCGTCAGTGCGAATGCCAATGGCCAGTTCGTAATCCCACTTTGTCCAACTAATTGATTTCATGTAATGTTCAATCGGATACCGCTTTAAATTGCGCGTACATTGCGGAGATTGCATATTTGTAATGCCGTATTTTTCAATCATGGATTCAAATGGTTCTGCGTTACGCGACGCAGTATCAAAAGTAACGACTTTGTGAGTGATGCCGTTCCCAGCGCCTGCGTGCGTCACCGCCTCAATCCAGACCGTATTAAATCCAAAATGCGTATCGCAATCGTGGACAAACTGCAATGTTGCTTCGTTCTCAAAACCGGTGTTGGCAAATATGACTTTGATCTCATATTTGTCTGAATATTTGTCTAATAACATCTTGGTCATGTACCCAGATGTGCGGCCACCGCTAAAAGAAACGAGCAATTTTTTCATCTTATTAATCCAGTAGGCGGGGTGTCAATTTGGTCGTTACTGCCTACGCGCTGGAAGGCAAGAAAAACGCGCGATTACGACATCCTTGAATGCTTGCCTAACCACCCCTGCTGTTTACTTTTTAACCCAAGGTGGAGATGCCTTAGAATTCGCAGCCGCGGGGGCAACCGCCTTTGGTGCGACTGCACCGTTAGACTTGTAGCCTTTCACGTCGTTTGATGCGCCATACTGCTCCGACTCGCGCACATCAAGCTTAATGCTCAACTGGCCACCAATTAATTGATCAGTGTCTTGCACTGTTGTCAAGCCTATTGCTCGCATAAGCTCACCCAACTGCTGGCGACCAATCTCTTCGGCCTTGGGGTTGGGGTTCTTAATGTTCAGATTGCCAAACACCACGCGCCCCTGATGCGTAGGACCCGTGATGTCGTAACGCACTGCAATGTACTGGCCGGTGCCGGCCTTGGTGTTTTTAATCTCCGCACCATTGACAATTGCTGTATACCAACCAGCCGGCAAAGGCTCAAAGTTGTTGGTTGGTGTTGGCAGCGAGTCAACGCTGAAAGTTTCGAGGAGTTGTGCCATGATATTTATTCCTTAGTAATGGTGAAAGATGGGCGACCGTTAGTGGTCGTGATAGCGTCTTGCAGTGGTGCGGTAATAAGTGGGTCTGCTGACTTCCATGCCGTAGCATTGACTTCAGGCTTCCACCGGAAAAGACTTGATAAGTGCTGCGTCAAGCCAAACTCTGCTGCCAAGTCTTGGAGCTTGTCGCTGTTGACCTTGCGGTCTAAGCGGCCAATCACCTTGACCTTGTAGCCATCGGCCTCGATATTCTGAGTACCGTCGAGTGTCTTGGGGATGCCAAGTTCTGCAACCAATTCATCCTCAAGTGCACGACGCAAATCAATAGCAGCTTTCTCAGCTTCTTTGGCGTCGATCCATTGTTGGTAGAGGTTCATTCGTCATCTCCCTTACGCATTGGCATATTAAACATCTGACCAGACCACGCATTCAATATTCGAGCTTTAGCTTCTTCTCGCTCATCCTCTGGGAACTCCTTCGCTACAGAATCTTCAAGCGCTTTTAATACGGCTTTAGTCATTTGGTCTATTGTCAGTATCATGATCAACCCCCAATCTTGGCAATGATTGCACCCAAGTCCGGCGCTTCCCAAGCGCCAAGCTTGCCAGAACGATCCTTGGCTTGCCAAATGCCGTCCGAGTCACACATCAGCGCACGTTGTGCCACGCCTTCAGCGTCTTTCTCAACACGCAGTGCCAGCACCTCGTCAAAGAAGTAAGGCAACTGCTGACCAGTCTTATTGCCAGGCATAGAAGGCGCATACAGGATGCGACCAGTTTCGTCCGTAGCCTTCTCGCACTTGGCGGTAAAGTAAACGTGCTTGTTCGGAATATCACGAAACGCACGGATAATGTCAGACATTTGTTCTTGCATAGCGCCGTAAGCTTGGCGAGGGTCCTTAGCAATTTTCTTCTCATGGTTCAACACGACCTCTGCAATCTCACTGATTGAATCCAAAGCAATCGACTCAAAATGTTTTGCTTCGTCCGAGCTCGTCACCCACTTGTATGCTTCCATCAGCGTGTCGTAAGATGACACCTCGACAAAAGACACATCAGCATCAGCGATCGACAGCAAACCGCCTTCAGCCGAAAACACAACAGGGTTTGGCAGAGTTGGTATCAGGGACGTCTTGCCCGAACCGGCATTGCCGTAAACAAGTAGCTTCACGCCGTTAGCGTGCAAACCTTTGGTACTGCGTAGATTGATAGCCATTTGGCTCTCCTAAGTGATCGCTTGTTGGGGTATCCGTTTAGCGATTGATTGAATTATTGCATGATTAATGTTATTGTGTCAACAAGTATTTCAATTAAATTGGAAAATAGATGAAAACACAAGATGCAATTGACCATTACGGTGGCATCAGGCAGCTTGCGGAAGTGTTAAAAACATGGCCGCAAACTATTTATCAGTGGGGTGAGTTTCCACCTATGGGGAGACAGTATGAATTGCAGATTAAAACCGGCGGGAAATTGAAAGCCGACGCAATTACTTCCGAACCCCAATTATGAGCACCCCTATGACAATAATTACGAAGTTAGAGGCAGCCCTTACCTATGCCTCATGGGGTTGGCACGTCTTGCCATTAGTCCCAAACGATAAGCGCCCGGCTTCGGCCCATGGTGTGCATGATGCGACCACCGATCTAGACAAAATACGTGCTTGGTGGGCACAAAACCCGAACTACAACATCGGGATTGCGGCCGGCGAAAAGTCCGGTATTGTTGTGTTTGATATTGACCCTCGCAATGGAGGGAGTGATTCTTGGGACGATTTCACAACTGAGCATGGCGGGGTGCCCGATGGCATATGCCAGCTTACCGCCGGCGGTGGTCAGCACCACATTGCCCAGTGGCGCGAAGGGTTAAAAAGCTGTGAGTTGCGCCCTGGCGTTGATTTTCTGGCCAATGGTCGGTACTTTGTGGTCGCACCGTCAAGCGTGAATGATCGTGAATACACATGGGAGGAATCCAGCGACCCGACCGACGGCATTTGCCCTTTTGTTATACCCGAATCCTGGCTTGCAGCCATGGCAGTACGCAAGGTAATTGTGACTGCAACCGACGGGGAGTTGATCACCGGTAACCGTAACGCAGGCTTGGCGTCCATGGCCGGGTCCATGCGTCGAAGTGGCTTTTCAGCCAGTGAGATATATGCGGCCATCATGACGGCCAACACCGAGCGCTGCGATATCCCGCTCCCCTTGTCCGATGTTAAGCGTATCGCCGAGAGCATATCGCGCTATGAGCCCGAGCATGACGTGGGGGCGTCCACCGCTCTGGGCGATGCCGCGGCTGAGAGTTTGATCGGTAAAGACGCAGATGTTATAGAAAAGTTAAATGCCATTTTTGGCGATGAACTTGGGAACGATTACGAAGCACCCAACGAGCTTGTTGAGGGGTTGATCACGATTGGCAGTACGGTGGTAGTGTATGGGGACAGTAACTCAGGCAAGACCTTCTGGGCTCTGTCCGTTGCGGCATCGATTGCCATGGGCACCACTTGCTACGGTCGAAAGACCGATCCAGGCTTAGTTGTCTATCTGGCAAGTGAGTCCCCAACCAGCATCCGGTCCCGCGTTCAGGCCATTAAAAAGCATTACAGCGACAATTTAGAAAATTTAGTCATTGTCCAAGCACCTGTTAATTTTTATCAGGGCGATGGCGACGCAAACGACGTCATTGAATTGGTCCGAAAAATAGAAGAGATGAAAGGCCAGTCCGTTCGCTTGATCATCCCCGACACCTTAGCCAGAATCAGTGCGGGGGCGAACGAAAACAGTGGGGAGGACATGGGACCCGTTATGTCCCGCTTTGACGTCGTAGCGGCTGCAACAAGGGCTTGCATAATGATTATTCATCACAATGGTAAAGACGCAGCCAAAGGGTCCAGAGGTTGGTCCGGTATCCGCGCCCACATTGATACTGAGATCGAAGTAACCGAAAAGGATGGGGTGCGCTCAGTAACCGTCACCAAGCAGCGAGAATTACCATCCAAGGGCGAGGCGATTTATTTTAAATTGCAAGTCATTGAGATGGGGCGCACTAAGTTCGGCAAACCGGCCACCACTTGCGTGGCCATCCCCGACGATGAATCGCAAGAGCAAACCCCACACAAGCCCCTGACCAAGCACGACCAAAACGTACAGCTCCTAGAACGTGCCTGGCATGCCTCGGGGGCCGAGATGCGCAACAATTGCCCATACTTGAGCCGAAGTGCATTGATGGACGTAATCGTGGCCGATGGTAACTCGCAGCGCACTGCCGAGAACAAAGTGGCCCCAGGACGCAAGGATGGGTTAATCATGCCAATGCTTAACGCGGGGGTAATGCGACCCTTTGAGCATGGCTGGATTTTCGTTAATCCGACACAGACCAATGCGATGTTGATGCTGTCGAATGCGAAAGGTTAACCCCCTTTTGCCCCCTCTGACCCCCTGGGGGTGTCAGGGGGTTTGCAGGTAAAGTAGGGCGCCCAACCCCCGCCCACCCCCTACCCCCTATAGGGGAGGGGGAAAGGGGGTTAGCTTATACGGTCGTTTTTTGGGCGATTAATTAAGTATTATTTGATGGGTTAATTTTAATGTCGGTTATGTCGTTATTTTCTATTAACCGAGCCTCAGCACTTTCCAAAGCTTGGGTAATGGATATTTGAGTATGGGTAACCGATACGTCAACCCGATCCCCCCACTGTTTAGGACGCAGCTTACTAGCAGTCCATTTACGGGCATCAATGCGTAAGCGTTGTCGATTCACCCAGGCGTTGATTAATTGGGGATCTAAGTCGGCCGGTGGCATTTCGTCCGATAGGTCGACTAGTTCATCTGCTAGATAGTCGCCCCTTTCCTCAATGGCCGAGCGATACCTTTTTTGCAATTCAGGATTATTGCGTAATTGATACATAGCAGTGGCATAGGACATCTTTGCCTCTTTGGTGGCACTCATTAGGCTTTTGCCCTCTGTGATGCGCTCTAGCATGCTTGGCCACACTTCCCGAATGGTGTATTCAATGTTATGACTACCTAGGCGCCTAAGCTTGCCCTCATAGCTGTGTTGATCCTGCGCTGTTTTTGCCCTTTGCATAACATTACCCCAAAGTAATTGATATTTTAATTCAAGACGTTATGGGCAATTTTAATAGAAATACACGTTATTAGTACAGATCAATAAAAAAACCCGCTCTAGGCGGGTTTAAATCGGTTTAAAGGGTATGTTTTTACAGGTCGAAGGTAAGGATCATTAAGAGGACTATTGCTGCAATGATTAGCGACGCCATTGGTTCAATACCTCAGCGAATATTGGGTTGACGTTATCCCACTTGGCGCCTATATCTTTTGGATAAAAAGGGCGTAGGGTTCGGGATTCGCTCATACTGCGAGCGTAAACATAGCCCGATTTAACGTCGCATGAGTCTACGGTATACGCGCGATTTTTGACGTGCACGACGTCGCCATGCTGTACGGGTTGGCCGTTAGTGTATTTAATTTGCATTTGTCATTTCCAATAAGATAGGTTCAATTTGCTGTACTAATGCGTGGTAGGCGTCGCTGTCGTCGTCTAAGCCCTGCGATAGGCGATATTCATCGATTACGCGCAGCGCGCGCAGCATGGCACCAGTAGGGTTAGACGCTGGCGGGTTTTCTTTTATTGATGCATAGCCCTGCGCGTACGCTTCCCGCGCAATAGGACCGTATAAACACGCTGCGGGTTTGCCTTGCAGCGCGTCGCAACGGCCCTGGCGCCTGGCGATGGCCTGTTTTATCTCAGAAGTATTCATCATTCCCCCAATACTGTTTTAATAAAGTGAATAACCTTATCAGCGTCGAATTCCGACGCGTCGGGGTTTTCGAGTAACTCTAGCGCGCGCTCGCAACCTAGACGGAAAGCCGCGTATTGTGCAAGTAATTCCAATTGGTGGTTAGTCATCATGCGGCCTTTATGATCCGAATTACTTTGTGCATGCTGACACCATGGGCTGGATAAGCGATAACCTTGACGGCCTTGTCATAACACGCGCGACAACCCGAGCATTTCCCCTCGTGTGAGTATGCTTCGCATAGTGTCATACCCTTTTTAACGTCTTGTGGTGTGGGGATAATGACGGAACCATGCAAACCCTTTGTATATTGGCCGGTCACGCTATCGCTCGAAAAGCGTACGCTAACATTAGGCAATGCGGCCATGGCTTCTAACACTTGGCGAAACTTGGGAAACTTGTGCATACGGGTAGGTAACCAGTGTTTAACCCATGGCGTGCGCGTCATAACGTCTAGCATTTTCTCGGCCAGCCCGAGCGAGTACATATCGCCCGAGTCAAACCAGCGAAAATAGCGATCATTCTGCAAAGCTTGGACCATATCATCGGCCCATTCCAAGCGTTGCCAATCGGCTTTGTTGTGCTCGCGTGGGGCCTTGACGTTTTTAAAGCGATAATTGCCAGTGGTGGCATAACAACCCCTACACGCGTCGACCAATTCACCGGGCCCGGCCACTGAGCCCGGACATGTATCTAGGGCCTGTAATGACCAGGATCGGATCCCGTCTAATTTAGATGTAACTGAAAGCTTAATCATAATTTCACCCCATAAAGTTCGGCCCGCACGTCGGCCCAATATTTGGCCGACCCATACATGTAATCCCAATAGCCCGCGTCGTCTTCAGTTAATCCCGCATCGCTTGCATTTTCTAGATCAATACTATGATCAATTAAGCGAATACCTTTTTTAACTTCTATTTCGTCTAAATGATCTAAAAGAGTCCAATAGTCTTTTTCGGTTCTCATGGTATCGATCTCACAATTTCAGAAATGACAATGGCAAACAAACAAATAGTGACAGTAGCAATCAGTATTTTTTCAATCATGATTGCATTGCCTCGACAAATTGAGCGAGCGTATCAAATGACATGTCGCGTGTGTCTTCGTCTAATGAATCAACGACGCGTCCGTCGTCTCACAGGTAGAATTTGTAGCCGTCTTC